CCAAGTGTGTGGCTATTCGCAAGATGGTGCATAACACCCTTGGCTACCATGACGGTAAGTTCAAAAATGACCGTCAGGCCATCGTGCGTTATCGCTCTCTCGGTCCTGAGCGTTTCAAGGTTTATATCTTGAAGAAGAAGGACTACAAGCCTCCGGTGCAACGTCCTGTTGTGCCGAAGCAACTCGCGAAGGATTGGAACCTCGACTGGCTGCCCAGCGATGTTCCTCTCTCTCGTGAGGAGAAGAGAATGCAAGAGTATCTCGACCGAATTAAAACTACGATCCCTAAAATCGACCAACATGGTAATGACTTTGACTTTGGCAGTGTTATCAAGACTGCCTACGACATGTTGAAGAAGGCTCACGAGAGTGGCTATTTGACTATGGCCGCTTGCTTAGCATTGCTAGGCGGTACCGTGTGCCTTTTGGTCGGTATCGTACTGTCCATGGCCGATAAGAAACGTGCTGCACGGATTTTATTCCTTATCTGTGCGGCCCTGTCTGCTTTCGCAGCCCTCGGTTTTTTTGGCTCCTACCTCGTGGAGGCGCGCCTTATTATAACCGACGTGGCAGAGCAGTTATCTGCCGAACCCCCATCTCCAGGTCCCCAACTAAGAGATGGTGGTGTCCCTACCGCAGCGGCGCCAATCGTCCAGACTAGCGCCGCCGCCCCTTCGACCTCGAAGGAACAATCTGAGTCTGAAGTACCTCTGAGAGTTCGTCACGCGCACGTCTTCCTCAATGATGTGCACGTCCCTCACGAACTTGATGAGTTGATCAAGCTCGCCGAAGAAGGAAAGACCACCACCCAAATGGTGAACTTTATCTGTATGCGTGAGCGTAAAATGACTCACTCCCAGCTTGAGCAGGACATCAAAGCTCGAGCTGCGCGTGACGTCGACCTTGACATTGACGCGACTACGGAGGCTATCGTATCTGGTATTGCTAACAAGGCCAGGGTCCGAGATCGATTGCTTGATCTCGGATTACCTGAGTCTGTGTTCTCAGCAACACTGGACATGTTGGCCCCCTACCGCGACGTGGAGCGAGGTGTACACCTCGTTCTGCTCGAACTCACTGGTGATCGCATCCCTGTGATCGCCAGTCGTGAAACCCACTTCTCACATTTTAACCGACTCTGCCAGTACTACAAGGCAGAGATCGCGTTGGAGTGGGAGGGCGAGGGTAACGCATGGATCGCGAAGATCACCGTCCCTGGTGTCCTTTGCGTCAAGTCCCTAGTGCAGGAATCGAAGAAGAAAGCACAAGACCAGGCTGGCGCCTTAGGAGTGCTTGTTTTTAAACATCACTACGAAGGCCAAATCCCCGAAGGACTTGATGCTCGTAAGATCTTGCCCAAGGTCACCCAACATGCGGGTGACTCCTTTGATTTTGCGAGCACATTGTCTAAGTTGATGCAAACGTCAGCTAAGGTGATGTCCGAAGACGTCGTTCCCAAGACGACGGGTTTCGCTAAGAGCACAGTGGCTTCCATTCACAGCGTTGCTAATGTCGCTCGTGATGCGAAGTTACTCATCGACCTATTTCAACCTATTGTTGAGACCATTGTTGGCGCGTTTTATGAACGTGTCACTAATCAACCTTGGGTTCCTTGGTCGCAGCGAGACATCAACTTGACTATACAGCCGTTGCTCACCGAGCACGCTGAATTGTCTGTTGATGCCAATCGCAGCGTCAGTATCCACACGCAGCCTGCCTACCAGGCGCGCGTCCAAGCCTTTGTTCAGAAGGTTAAGAACGTAGAGGAGATGCTCATGAAAACTCGCGTCCCCCCTCGTTATCTCGTACCTGTCGTGAACATGCGACAGGATGCGGAAGCTTGGATGCAACTCATAGTTGCATCTAAGAAGACGGCCCACGATCGTGTGGAGCCCCTTGGTATCATGCTTTTCGGCGCTGCAGGCGCTGGAAAGACTACATGTTTACGCCAGTTGTGCACAGATCTAGCTCCAACTTTGCATAAAGTTGACCCGGATCGGTGCCCAGCTGTGTGGAACGACAACATGTGGTACCCTAAGAAGATGAACACGAGTACGTGGGATGGCTACAAAGGCCAACCCGTCGTGTTCTTCGACGATATATTCCAAACTACCGATATACAGAAACGTACGGAAGAAAGTATGATGATTATTGATATGATCAATCGTGCTGCCTTCCTGTGCCCCATGGCAGATCTACCCGATAAGGGCGTAACTTACGCTAACCCTTATTTGGTACTCGCTACCCGAAATGGTGAGGCCAAGATGTCCAATCTTGGTATCACCAGCACAGTCGCTATCTTACGCCGCTTCCCGTTGCATTGCGAGATGTTGGGCGGTACGGATCCTACAGATCCTGCCACCTGGCGTTTCCAAATGTACTCTGCGGAGAGCGTACCTGATGGCGAGCCTATCGATTATGAGACACTTGTTCATTACGCTATTGCGATGTTGACTCAGAAAGTCAAGGAGGCGCAGAGCATAACCAAGCCTCTCGTTTTCGAGAAGCCTGCCGTGGATTACGATAAACTGGGTGCGGAGCTCTTGCAGAAACACAGAGCTGCCTCCCAGAAAGCCAATTCCGCGGCCGCCGCCCAAGCTATCGCGGCCAAGGATCCTAAGAAGTTTATTATTACGAAGAAACGTGGCAAACTGGAACAACACGGCGCTGATGCGTCCACTGTTGCCGTTGATGTCGACTTTGAGCTTGATTTTGAGCTCAAGTTGATGGATACGAGAGATCTTCTCGATCGCGGTTATGCGGCTCGAGATGATTTGATCCAGATTGCGCAAGCATTGCGTGATAAGGCTGTCGAGTTAGGTTACTCGGCAAAACTCATAACTATCGGTACCCTCGATATTTGTGATAAACTGACACGCGAGCAATTGCGTGACAACCTGGAGGCCTGGGTAGTCAGCACCTTGGACGACGTTCGCAACAGCATTGCGAAAGCGTACTTGGCTATGAAGACCTGGACCCTTGAGAAGATCGACAGTGTTACAGAGTGGTTTGTCACTGCTCGACAGAACCTCACAGTCGGCCTTTTCAAACGCTTCTTTGACGATGTGTACGAGCACACTGTCAAGAGGTTCCTCAAATGGGTACAAACGAGCACTTTGGCTAAGGTACTTGTTGTATTCGGTGCTATCGCTGCCTTTGCGGGTCTTTGCACCGGAGTTTACTTCGGTGTAAAAGCCTTATTGGCAGATGACGAGCCTTCCTCCCCCGTCACCGCACAGTCCCGTACTGAGAAGGAGGAAAAACGTGAGAAGCAGATCATGCGTGAGAACATGCGTGATGAGGAACGAACCAAGATTAAAGTCAAAGGAGGCAAAGCCTTCCGAGAGGATAAGAATGGTAAGTTGCTCCCCAAACGCATGCGCAAGCATGAAGCTGTTACTCCTCACTTGAAAGAGAGTGAGATGGCCTTACTCGCTGCGATTTCTCGTAATATTTACGAGACGTCACACGCGTGGGGTGAGAAGGTTGCGCATGGTCAGATTGTCATGTTGCGCGGGTCAGTCGGTGTCACGTGCTTGCACGTGGCCGAGAAGTTTGCGTCCAATGTCATGATGTCTATGCGTCAGACCTACTCTTACAACGACAAGGTTGTAAACAACAAGCTGGACGTTCCCTGTCCACGCTTTGTCCATGTGCCAGATACGGAGATTGCATTCGTCTACTTTGAGAAGAATTTCCCGATGGCCACAGACATCACGCACCACTTTGCGTCCGACGAGGATGTAGAGAAGATGCTTGAGTACGGAGTGACTGATGTTCGCATGGTGTACCGCGACGTCCAAGGCAATCGTCAGATTGTTGAGGCCAAGACCGGTTCACTCGCGTTGCATGACTACTTGCATACCGCTGACCATGATGCGTTGTACGTATCGTATGAAGCTGAAACGGTCGGTGGCTCATCAGGTGGTCTTACCATGACGGCTTCCCCGGCGTACACCAGGAAGTTGTTCGGTATACACACCGGCGCGAGCGTCACTACGGCGTTCGATGCCATCATCACGAAGTCCCTCATCGACGAATACGTCGGTGAGGAACCCAAGCCTGTCGTTGTACCTCAAGTATTGATTAACGACCAAGAAGACGTGATGCCGTTGCGAGACCAGACTATTCCCTATGGTCTCCTTGTGCATCCTCACTCCTCTGGGGGCAAGAACTCTATCGTTCCTTCCCCTTTGGCTCCTCACCTACGAATGGACCCAGTGTATCCGATGAAGTCCGTGACCATTCCTACGGTCATGTACACTACGGATCCACATTTGGTTGCCCAACGGTGGGTGCGTGAGGGTATGCTGGACGAAGTGCCGGAGTTGCCTGATAAGGTTGACCCCATGAAGCACGCGTACAGCGTTGCCCCTCCTTTCAAGCACATCGATGATGAGCTGTTGGAGATGGCCTGGAGGAGTGATTCGATCCCCCGTTTCCCGAACGGTTATCGTGTCCTCTCACCTGAGGAGGCAGTGTTCGGTGTCCCGGAGCTTGGTATAGCTCCCATCGATTTTACTACCTCCGCCGGGTACAACTGGGCGAACATACCCAGTTTCACTCGCTACACGTTGTTCAACGTCAAGAAGAACGACGTGCAACCCACTCGCTTCGCTGAGTGGCACCCCGAGATGCGTAAAGCAATCTTGGAAGTGCTTAAGATCATTGCCAACAGAGACCTGCCCTTGGGTCTAGTTGTCGATGCTCTGAAGGCAGAGCGCAGAAAGTTCAAGCGTGTTTTGGCTGGTCAAACCCGTTTGTTCTACGCAGGATCGATTGTTCATTTGGTCGTATCCCGCATGTTCACCGCAGTGCTGTCTGTAACTGAGAAATCAGCCCCCACAGTCAGTGTTCCCGCGGTGGGCATAGTCCCTACCAGCAACGAGTGGCGCGAAGCAGCCCTTCGCATCGCCCGTCACCCTAACTTCATAGTTACGGACCAAGTTAACTATGACATGCACAACCAGCAGAAGATCTCTCGTTTCTTGGGTCGCAAGACCGCAGAAGCGATTGCCCTTTCGAGGGTGCGCATGGCGGATGGGTTCATATCCGCATTTGAGGCTGCGAGCGGTCGTGAACCGACCATTGCTGACTTCAAGTGGGGCGTGGAGGCAATTTATTTTGCTTCGTGCTCTGCTGTCCATGTGAGCGGATCCGTCGCTTACATTGACTACAAAACAACCAACTCAGGAGTTGATCGTACGTCCCAGATCAATTCCCAGCGCAACGAACTTAGCGTTCGTGCTGTCGCTATCGATCTGTTGATCGAGAACATGGAATCGCTTCCTCACGAGATGCAGACCAAACATCTTGGTACGCTTACAACTCAGAATATGGAGTTGTTGTTGTACGGAGATGATCAGATTATCTCGTTGTCAGATGCGTTTGCTACATTTTTCACAAAATCCGCTTACGCGAAGAAGACGAAATCCTTGTTGGGTGGAGAGATCACTACCCCCAGCAAGGAGGCTATTCCTGAGGACGCCCCCTTTGACACATGGGAGGACGCTGAGCTACTCAAACGCAAGTTTGTGTGGCGCAGCGGCACCTGTTACGCTCCTCTTGATAAGAAGGTCATTGAAGACTCTTTGTTTTGGGTTACCAAAGCTCAGTTTGCGCATTCAATTGCTGCAGACACCGTCAGAAGTGCACTCTATGAAGCTGCGCTCCACGGTAAGGAGTACTATGACCTCCTCTTCGGAGTGTGTCAACGTGCGTGTGCTAACGCACGCGTACCTTTCGATCCGCCGTCCTACAAGGCCGTGATCGATACGTACCACCTTCATTAGGTGGCACCGTCCGGAATGACGTTAAACTACCCGTCGTGTGGGACGTAAAGCCACAACCAGGACCCCGGTCCTTCAAACCGGTGACAGTGGGAAAGACTACCGTCGGAGCACGTGACGCCCTGGCATCGAAGGCCACTGATTACTCAGACGTGGAGGGGTTTTTGCGTCCCAACCACGTTCTTGCAGCTTTGTCCTTCATTCTACTGGTGAGAATCTCCCAGAGTAAGTGCCAATTAACGCATGCTGGCCGGATGTTCTTAACGAGACGTCCGGCAGTAAGACAATTCGTTTCCGAGAAGAATAATAATTCACCCTCAATTTTCGAGGCGACATCGGTCGTCAAGCACACCTCGAATCTTACTACATTCGCTGAATCCACGCCGGAGGGCATGGGTTCGGCGGGTAAGCACGACCAAATGGCCCTCATGGCTAACCCCTATGAGGACCCTGAACTGCAGAAAGTTCTAACGCGAAAGTATCAGATCGCCAATTTTTCATGGGCCGACACGGACACGTTCAACACGTCCATCGGTACCATTGATCCCATGGCATCTTTGCTTAGCGTTACCAACATTTCTGAGAAGCTCACCCAGTTTCGCTGGTTGCGCGCGGATGTCCAACTTGAAATCCGTGTCAATGCTACTCCTTTCCACATAGGAGCGTTGATGGTTTCTCATCTTCCGCGCACTCCAGTGAGTACTGATCCCGACTCGTTTTGGGTAACTAAGATGACTTCAATGGCGCAGAAGTCCCAAAACCATGGTATGGTTTTATCTGCGTCCAGTATGAACAACATCACGTTTACCATTGCGAGAGAGGCTCCCGTGCTTCTCGACCCCATTGACACGCCTACAGGTTACATTGGCTGTCTTGGAGGAGTCGATATCTCAGTTCTAAACCCTCTCATTCTGGCTAATGGAGGTTCTGTTGCCCCAGTTAACGTTGCAGTGTTTGCTTCGTTTTCGAATCCGCGTGTTGCGGGTTATGGATACTTTCCTCTACCAACCAGTGGTGCGCGCGCCCCGCGCGTTTCCCAGCATTCCCTTACCGTTCCTGGTGAGGCAAAAGATCGTGCTTCGGGGTCTATTACAGGACCCGAGGCCAAGAACCTGTTTGATCCTACCATGATCACAGGCCCTCTTGAGACTCTGCAGCAAGCAGTTTCTACGATTGCTCCTGCGATTCAATTCGCTGCTTCCCTAGGTTTGGCTAAGCCGAACAATGAGAGTACATTGGTTCCCGCAATTCTTGATGATTACAGAGATCTGAACTACACGCACGGCGTCGTCCAAGCTACGAAGCTGAGCGCACATCCGAGCGCCTCCGTTGGCCAGCTGGATTTTGCAGATCTCCGCAAACACAAAATTTCGGAGTTTATATCGAAACCATCGTATATTAACACTTTATTTTTCAACGGCGGTGACAATGTCGACGTTCCTTTGTTGACAATCCCAGTTCACCCATCACTTTCTTACTTCATTGGTAATAACTATACTGCCACACCGTTAGCATACGCGTCCAACGCGTTTAACTACTACCGGGGTGGACAGAAGTTTCTCTTTGAGTTTTTGACGTCCCAATTTGTGACAGCGCGTTTTCGCGTCACTCATTGGCCCTCGCCTACGTTGCCTGCCTCTTTAGAGGCCTACGCAGGAGACGCCGTCTCAACCATCATTGATGTACGAGGTGATACCCGTTTCGAGATGACTATCCCATATATTTCCCCATTCCCATATCAGCTTTGCCGTGGTTATATCCATTGCAATGATAGCACGGGATGGGCTAACTTGCCGGGCTCAGACCAGAATTCGTTCATTACCATATCGCTTGTCAACGCGATTCAGCAACCCGAGTTCAACGGTACCGCCGGCATTTATTTGAATATCTATACAGCCGCAGCTGAGGATTTCGTTTTTGGAGGGCTTTCCAAGCCAACCATTCGAGCGCCTCTCAACGCGGTGGGGGGTGGTCGCGCACCTAAGATTTCCCAACACGCGTTGGTCGATCGATTCGCCAAGACTTTCGCTCCGTTAGTGCCTGCCCATGGTGCCTACGAGGCCGGAGTCGTATTGCCCGAGCAATACACTGGTGTTGAGGAGACGTGTTTGAAATATTCTCCTTATCTCGATGAGACTAACACCCCGGATGCTTCCGGTTACGTTGTCGGTACGCTGGTCCAACCAACATCCATTGCGAGTAACCTTGATTTCGCAGGGTTTTGGCAAGACTGCTATCGCTGGAACCGTGGTGGCTTGCGATACAAGCTCATTCCTCGCAAGTACGATCCTGGTGACGCCGCCAGTCCGCTTATATTGGGAGCAATTGCCCAACCAGGTGGAACCCCTTCGTATTGGTCCATTGCGGATTTGCGAACTCGTGGAGCCTTAGAGGCCGAGATTCCTTGGCCCCTACCCACGTACATGAATTCTTATTGGGATTCTGACGTCGTTCCTGACGTCGATGTCGTAACTCCTGCTTGGAACTACAAGGTTTTCCTACTCAGCGGATCGTCGCCGGTCGCCGGATTCTATGGTTTTCGCGCCGTCTCCGACGACTGGGTGTTCGGTCATCAAATCGCTCCCTCTTTATATACCAACACTCCTCCTCCTTTGTCGAAAGGCAAGGAGAAGGAAACCCTCCACAACAACAATGCCCCTGAATTAGATCAGAGTTTAGGGCTCTCAGCGATCACGCGAGAGAAGTTGGCAAAGTACCTCAGTACTAAGTCAACGCAGAGCGCAAGCACATCATTGCGCTAATCTGCCTTTATATTTTCCCCGGTGTGAGGGGTACTTCTTTTTCTTTTATATTGCCAGTTTTTCCGGTCCATAGAGAAAAGTACGTATTTTTTGAATTTTTTGAATTCTAGTGCCTGATTCGATCATGAGTCAGTTAGCCACCAACGATCTTAATGTAGTCGTTGGTGACTCCCGAACCCAGGTACTGGGTTCACTAGTTCATAATACATTCGTG